TTGAGCTGGGCGAATTCGACCAGTCAAACGGAGTCTTTACAGCCTGCGAATCACACATTAACCTGGGCGTAGCCCTCACCTACATCAAGGAACCCAATGGGAACTCGTAAAGGCGTCACACAAGCACAACACCGATTCTCTCAGATTCCGTCCGCTGAAATCCAGCGCTCTCAATTCGACCGCAGCTGCGGTCTCAAAACTACGTTCGATTCCGGACTCCTCATTCCAATATTTTTGGATGAGGCTCTGCCGGGCGACACGTTCAACCTTCGCATGACGACCTTCGGTCGTCTTGCGACACCTCTACATCCGATAATGGACAATCTTTATATGGATTTCCATTTCTTCGCGGTTCCGAATCGCCTCCTCTGGGACAACTGGCAGAAATTCTGCGGCGAACAAACGGATCCTGGGGATTCAACCGACTTCACTATCCCCACGGTCAACACAGCCCTAACCGGGGATCCGGGTACGGGCAAACTCAATGACTACTTCGGAATTCCGCATCTGCTCAAAAATTTTGCTGTCTCGTCCCTATGGCATAGGGCTTATAACAGGATCTGGAACGAATGGTTCCGGGATCAAAATTTGCAAGACTCCGTCGTGATGGTTACGAACGACGGACCCGACACACGAACGTGGTACAATGTCTTGCGTCGTGGCAAGCGCCACGATTACTTCACGTCTTCTTTACCATTTCCTCAAAAAGGTCCCTCTGTAGAGCTACCGCTTGGGACCTCTGCACCTGTTCTACTGGACTCGGCACAAGTGCCGGCAACCTCAACAGGCGACGACATCCCCAGATTCGATACTGGCGGCGGGGCCATGAATTTCGTGGCCAACGCTGGCGTCGTCGCCAATTACTCTTCATCCCAAAGCGGCAGTGCCGCGATGACATGGGATGATTCTAAACTGGAAGTAGATATGACAGGTGTGACGGGAGTCACCGACCTGTCGGCCGCTACAGCGTCAACGATCAACGCACTTCGTCAAGCATTCCAAATACAAAAGCTTTACGAGCGTGACGCAAGGGGCGGGTCCAGGTACACCGAAATTCTAAGATCACATTTCGGTGTCACCAGTCCCGATCAGCGACTTCAACGCCCCGAGTATCTCGGGGGGGGAACCGCTAATATCAACATTCAAACCGTGCCTCAAACCAGTTCCTCGGACGCAACGTCCGACCAAGGACACTTGACTGGGTATGGCACAACCCAATCCAGCGGGATTGGCTTTCAAAAATCCTTCGTCGAGCACTGCGTGATCCTCGGCTTCGTCTCCGTGCGAGCCGATCTGAACTACCAGCAAGGCGTGAATCGCATGTTCACCCGCTCGACCAGGTGGGACTTCTTCTGGCCCGCCCTGGCTCACCTGGGTGAGCAAGCTGTCCTCAATCAAGAAATCTATGCCCAGGGCGACGACGACCCGGGCACAGAGGACACCTCGGTTTTCGGCTACCAGGAACGGTTCGCCGAATACCGGTACAAACCATCTCAAATCTCGGGCGAAATGCGCTCAAGCTCGCCCACTTCCCTCGATACCTGGCACCTGGCCCAGGACTTCTCAGCACTCCCGGTGCTGGACGACACATTCATTCAAGAAAACCCACCTGTTAGTCGAGTAGTCGCGGTTCCATCGGAGCCCGAATTCATTCTCGACTGTTTCTTCTCTTACAAATGCGCCCGACCGATGCCTACATATTCGGTTCCGGGCCTGATTGACCATTTCTAATGGACTTTAAACAGCAGAAAGCTGTGGAAGATCAAGCGTGCCGAGTGACACGAGAGCTACGCATCCACCGAAACCACGAGTTTCGGATTAAATGCTGCCCCGACTGCGGGGCTATCATGCTCAAAAATGACGACACTGGCGCAGAAAAAACATTTCAACTGTACGACCAACGGGAGCTGTACTCAATCAATCAAGAGCACACACACTAATGTCAATACTCGGCGCCATACTGGGCGCGACTCTCGGGGGCATTGGCTCCCTGGGGTCGTCGGCCCTGTCTTATAAAATCGCGAAGGAAAACCGCAAATTCCAAGAGCGCATGTCCAATACCGCATTCCAACGCGGCATGGCGGACATGAAAAAAGCCGGTCTGAACCCCATCCTGGCGTACCAGCAAGGTGGGGCATCTACTCCAGCCGGCTCTCTGTCAACAGTGGCGGACCCCACACCCTCTGCGGTGTCGGGGTTCAGCGCGAAAGCGCTAAAATCGAAAGTCGAGCAAGACACTGCGACATCAGCTGAAACGGCTAAAACGATCGCACAAGATCGGACTCTGAAATTGCCGGAACAAAAACTCAGCGCTGCAGTCAACCAGCTAAAACTTACCGCTCTAACTCGCGGGATCTCTTCGGCCAAGGCCCTGACAATTGGGCCGGAACCGAAGCTGGATAAATTCCTTGGACATAAGGAACTCAGCAAGACCCGCAAAGTCTATCAGGAGCATTACCGCAAGAAGCCGAAGAGGAGATATTAAATGCCCGAACGATTCGATATGCGATCTCGTCAACGCGAACGCGTGACGCTGCTTTGCGAAGGCACAGGTCGAACGAAACAATCCTTTCTGGATGAGTGCGACGTCAACTTCATCATGAATAAATGGAAGCGGACCGGCGAGCTCCCGCCGGGCAATTCTCGTCCGGCTCATTATGGCGACTTCTCAGAGGTCGACGGGTATATGCAAGCGCAAAATTCCATCCTGGAGGCCGACCAGGCCTTTGCAACGCTGCCGTCCTGGCTGCGGAACCGCTTCCAGAATAATCCTGGGGAGCTGCTTGCATTCTTGGAGGACCCCGATAACCAGGTCGAAGCGGAAAAGCTCGGCCTGACCAATCCGCCGGCGCCTGAGCCGGAATCCACACCGGAACCGGACCCCGAGCCGGCACCGGAACCCACCCCCGAGGAACCCCCGGGGGATGACAGTTAACCTTCTCGATGTTAACTGTCTGGACTGGTCCCTAGGCCAGTCCTAAAACAAAACCAACATGAAGGAAACCCCCAAATGAGGCGACGCCGAATGAGCAAAAAGTCCAGCCGGAAAAACTTCAAGCGAGGAGCTGTGCGGGTTCACAAAAAGAACTCCAGCACACGGCCGATGCGTGGCGGCTGGCGCCTTTAGGCGCATGGCATGCTTCTTTCCAATCACCGGCTACCGTACGCCCGCAGGCAAGGTCACTTTCAAGCAGAAAGAGGGCTACTACGACAAGCCCGTGACTATTGCCTGCGGGCAATGCCGTGGCTGCAGACTCGAACGCTCACGTCAGTGGGCTGTACGCTGCATGCACGAATCTCAGATGCATTCCCGGAACTCCTTCATTACCCTCACATATGACGACGATCACCTCCCGAAAGACGGAGGGCTAGTGCTTGCGCACTTCCAACAATTCGTCCGATCATTCCGCCGGCGTGGATTCCGATTCCGGTATTACCACTGCGGCGAATATGGCGACCTGCGAGGTCGACCTCATTATCATTCAATTCTCTTCGGAATTGACTTCCCCGATCGAGTCTTCGAAGAGACGACGAAACACGGGGATAAACTCTACTCCTCCCCTCTACTCTCCGAACTCTGGCCGAAAGGCATTAACCGAGTCGGCGCGATGACATTTGAAAGCGCCGCGTACGTCGCCCGCTACTGCATGAAAAAGATTAACGGCGACAAAGCGGAGGAGCACTACGAGACGATCAACGTCTCCACTGGCGAAGTCCACCAGGTCAAACCTGAATATCAAACCATGTCCCGGCGACCGGGCATTGGCTCCACCTGGTTCGCCAAATTCGGAAGCGACATCTTCCCTTCCGATCAATGCGTGGTGAACGGGAAAATCACCCGTCCTCCACGCTTCTACGATTCTCAATACGAGATCCTGAACCCCGCTGGCCTTGAGGCCATCAAAGCGGGACGCGTAGCGAAGGCTCGTCCACATCGTAAAAACAACACTCCAGAACGGCTCCAAGTCAGAGCTAAAATACAGGAACTTAGGACCCAAACCCTCCGAAGGGAACTATAAACATGAAAGATATCATCATCTCAATCTATGAACTTATCAAAACCATCATCCAAGCATTCCAAACACACGGGGGTCCATCATCTCTTACCTTTCCTCTCTAAAGCCCTCTTCGTAATTTTCTTAAAGCTCTTCCCATAGACCATCAAAAAGGAGCAATTTTCCGTGAAAATCAAAGTCTTCTCAGTCTTCGACTCCAAAGCCGAAGGCTTTATCCAACCGTTCTACTCTCAAACCACCGGCACTGCGAGACGATCATTCGAGCAAGCCGTCAATTCGTCGGAGCACGAATTCCACAAATACGCAGGCGATTACACTCTCTTTGAGCTGGGCGAATTCGACCAGTCAAACGGAGTCTTTACAGCCTGCGAATCACACATTAACCTGGGCGTAGCCCTCACCTACATCAAGGAACCCAATGGGAACTCGTAAAGGCGTCACACAAGCACAACACCGATTCTCTCAG